GAGACGGCATCGTGGCGGAGAAAAAGTACCCGCGGGAATATAAAGGTCTCGTTGTCAATCGGCGGTCGATTCTTGACACAAAAGCGGTCGAACAGAATTTTGATGACATGTTAGCGACGAAAAAGGAACAGGCTGGAACAGGGTTAGTACAGGGGCCGGAACAGGGTTGAAACCTAGTAGGTACAGTACTTTATATAGGTACTGGGGTATATTATTATATTATATTAGAGAAGGGGGGGGGTAAAGAGAGAGAGTATATTATATAGGCTTAAATGGGCCGGAACACTGTTCTCCCCTGTACCCCTGTTCCAAATTCGGCGTGCGATCATACTAAGTATGTGTTTTTCACTTTTTGGAGGCAGAAAATGGGCGAAGTTAAGAAATGGCGAGTTGTGTCTTATGATATTGGTGCGAAAGTTTTGACCACTACGCGAGACAATGGGCGCTATGAAGATTTTTTTTATTCTGACGACAAGGGCAACGTCGAAGCATACAAACATTTCGGAGATCATGATTATGATTCCGGTACGACGGTATCCGACGTTCCTGGGATAGGTCTGGCCCAATTAATAAACGCAGCAATAATGTTTCATCACGGAATGGGCTACACCCCCGGACCCGCAAGGATTCGACTCTAAAGTTTGAATGGACCGGGCCGATAGGTCCGGTGTTGACCATAGGGTAAAACTCCTTGAGACGAACCTCGCGAGCTTTAAGTGGCTGGCGGGGTTTTTTCTTGCCTGCCTGCGGTAGCCTAAGACGGTACGGCATAACCCGCTGTATCCAGTGGGTCTATTCGTGAGCAACAATCCCCATTAAGTAAATCGCAAAAAGCCCGAAGAGTCTGTATCACCACAAGGAGATACACTTTATGAAGGCATGCCCATATTGTAAGTCCCAAAACAAAAGTGCGGTTCCCGTAAAGGTCGGAGCTTGGCACTGGATCAGGTGTCTTGGCTGTAAGCACTGGCTGATGCTCTTGGTTCTACTTACCATAACCGTTGGTTGCGGTACGGCGCCAGGTTCTGAGACAGCCCCCGTCGAGGAGTCGAGTGACCCGGCTACAGAAGAGGCCCCTAGGATCGCAAAAACGACCGTGGACGCGTTAGCGGTCACGGACGAGGCCTCGCTACCCCCCTGTGACCGAAACGGCCTCCTGGTGTATATTCTTGACGTTAAAGAGTTTCGCGTGTGTGATGGTAAGGATTGGGTGGCGATCAATATACAAGGCCCTAAGGGCGACAAGGGTGAGGACGGCGTGGCACAAACTGTAACGACTGTGGCGGAGACACCCCCTGCGAGTGTGTGGGTTGACGCCATGACGGGCAAGTGGTGGCTTCATTCGGGCGACGGGCCGTATGTGACCGCATCCTGCACAGGGGCCTACCGGGCTGCGACCTATGCCGAGATAAAGGCGGCGGTAGCTCACGGGCTTGTTGCAGGATTTAAGGCCAAAGGGTATGCCACTGATGCTTACTGGTACACGACGTGGCCCGACCAGCCTGGGCCTGACATGGTGCTTTATAACGCGCCGTTCAATGACCCCTATGCTTGGACTACGGCCGAGGTGGCTGCGCTTAGGACGGCGACCCGCGGAAAGCTGTGTGTGAAATAATGTGGAACCCAGAGCACCTTGATAAGGTCATGCCGGTTGTGCACTTTAGAAAGTGTAAGAAGTGCAGCTGCGGTGCGGTGGATGTGCAGGCTCGGGAGGCTGTGAAGCTTGAGGGGGTTGTGTATTACAACTGCCCTCGGTGTATGAGTACGCGGGCGTTGCGCGAGGCGGAGACGTATGTCGGACCACTGGTGCGTGGAGAAATACCTTGACGGTTTTGTTGATTAGCGAGGATAATGAGAGCAAAGCGTTATGAAATTGTTATGCTGATTTCAGGGGAAATTTCACCGAATGGCGAACCCTAAAGCCATACCCCCCAAAGAACACTACTTTAAACCCGGCGTGAGCCCCAACCCAGGGGGAAAACCACGCCTCAAAATAACCAAAAACCGACTCCAAAAGATCATAGATAGTTGCATGGCGATGACCAAAGAAGAGCTCATTGCTGTAGCCTCTGACCCGAAAGCCTCGATGATTGAGCTAATGGTTGCGGCGGCGGCAGCTAAGTGCGTCGAGTCTGGGGACTGGAGCAAGTTCGAGTTACCCCTCCAGCGCCACATGGGCAAGGTCGCCGACGAGCTCGTGATGCCTCAACCCATGGTGATCAAGCGTCCCTCGGGGGAACAAATCGAGCTGACGACCACAGCAGCACTTGAAGAGGGGGAGGAAAATGAGTAGTCTGGCGCTACTAACCACCTCTGTTGTGAGACTAACTTCGATGAAAAAGCTCTTTTTCGCTATTGCTCTTATCATGAACTCGTGCCAGCACGACTGTCCTCCGCCCGAGACTGTTCAGGTCCCCACACCACCTGTGTGCGAGGCTGACAAGGCTCAGATGACTGAGGTGTCTAAGTTGAAAGACGAGCTTGCTGCAGCCAAGGCCGAGCTTGCTCTCGCTAAGTCCGCCCCCAAGCCTGCACCAGCCAAGGCTGGTAAGAAGTGAACCAAGCCGCTAAACTTATCCGAGAGATTGTCGAGAAGATGCTTGACAAAATCGAGAGCCTTCATCCGATGACTCCTGAGGAGGACTAATGGGCGTTTCTAGTAATGTCTACACCGTCACGGCGGTGCCAACACTCGACACCAACGCGTATGCGGCAAACGACCGTGTCGGCTCAATCATGACGTTCACGCCGAATATCGGTATCACCGCACCTGAGTTTACTATCCAGTCCATCGCGCTGATTGACGGTGCAAAGCAGAGCATTGAGGCTGATGTGTTGTTCTTCAATGCGAGTCCTACAGTCGCCTCTGCGGACAACGCGGCGATCGACATCTCAGATGCCGAGATGGCAGCGAAGTTTGTTGGAAGCACCACAATCTATGCTTCTGACTACAAGGCGCTGGCGAACAACTCGGCAGCGACTGTCCGCAACGTCGGGCTCTCTCTCAAGACTACGGCAAGTAACAGCTTCTACGCAGTACTTGTGACCCGCGGAGCTCCGACCTATGCAGTGGATAGCTTGAAGTTTGTCGTCACTGTTGTTGCGGACTTTTAATGAAACGTAAAAGGATGAGTAGTGGCGGAAGGCCCTCGGTCTTAGACGGGCTTTATGCTTATTGGTTGCTCGATGAAGTGTCGGGGACACGCAAGGAGCTCCTTCGCGGCTTCAACATGACCGACAACGGCTCGACTACATCGTCGACTACAGTTGTGAACGGCAACCAAGCGCGCTCGTGCCTGTTCTCTTCTGGCGGCACGATGTTCCTAAGTCATGACCGTACCGGTATTGGCGACATCTCGCCCGCCAACAAGGCGTTTAGTGTCTCGGCGTGGTACCAGCTGAGTGCTGCAAGCGGTATCTTGATTATTACTGGTATTTCCGCGGCATCAAATATCGAGTGGCGTCTCTATTGGGCTGCGGGTGGCTCGCAAGATGCTAACGTCTTCTTGCTCAGTAATGATGGCTCGTCGACACACTTTGCACTCACCAATACCTCGACAGGTGGAGCGGGATCGACGCCGACAAACACCTGGATTCATACTGTTGGGACATGGGACCCTGCGGCTAACGTCATCAAGTGCTATGTTAATGGTGTGGCTGGCACACCAGGTACTAAAGCGGTCAACGCGGGATTTCAAGGCACAGCGCAGTTTGGTATTGGCGGCGGGGTAGACAGTGGTGGCTCGCAGAGCGCGACGTTCAACGGCAAGGTGTCTAACGTTGGCTATTGGACTAAAGTCCTAACGCCGGCTGAAGTGCAGTACATTTACAACAAAAATAGAACGTGGCCTTTTTCAACTCCAATGTAGGGAATGCCTATGAGCCTCATCGAATTTGATGGTGTCGACGGACTGAAAGTTTCGCTTGTTTTGTCGTATATTGAAGGGGTAAAACAGGTATCACTAGAAGCCGCTAAAGTTGACGTTATCGTGCAAGATAAAGCGTACCGCGTTGCGGGAGCGTACGTTGACATTAAGGCTCAGATTGAGAGTGCTCTGAGTCAAGATTAGTTTTCATTTTGTTCAGATTGAGAGCGCTCTGAGTCAGGATTAGTTTTCATTTTGTTAGGAACTTGTTATGCCACTTCTCGCTTACGACGACTTCGTCAAGGCTCGCGCCAATATGTGGGCCCATCAGGAGTCGTTCCCCAACCTTTACGTCATCATCGCCGATCAATTTGTATTCAACTTAGCCGCTGAAGCCTGCGGCCCGATGTATCCAGGGCTCAATATCCCGGAGCCTTGGGTTGCACTGCACATGTCGCATGGGTGTATGCAGAAACTCGTGTCGGGTGTGCTGACGTACGAGGAGTGTGTTGAGCACATTAAGCTTGAGGCTAGTGATCCGCCGACGTTGCCTAAAGAGTTTGAGGAGTTGATGGAGGATTTCCATGTCTAAACCATACGCTGCGCACCGCGAAGAGACCAACTTTGAGCTCTTTGTCGAGGGCTTGTGTGTAAAGTACGGGGTTGCGAAGCCCGTAGCCGGAGAACGTGTGATGGAAGCTCTCGAAAAGATTCGCGACCTTCTTGAGAAGATGGATGACATTATCGAGGAACGGCAATGACCTACATCATCGCCGAGGTTGGCTCGAATTTCTCCACCTTCCAAGACTGCTCTCAGTCCATAACAACCGCCAAGCACTGTGGTGCTGACGCGGTAAAATTCCAGTACTTCACGCAAGAGAAACTCTACGGCTACTCCCATCAAACCGCACCACTCCCGGGCGAGCTGCCATTTGAGTGGATACCTGCATTATCAGAGAAAGCAAAAGCCGTTGGTATAGACTTCATCATCAGCGTATTTGACCTCGATGACATCGTCCTACTCGCTCCATACGTGGACGCCTTCAAGATAGCGTCGTGCGAATTTATGTATTTCGACTTGTATGCTGCTATCAAAGAGACGGGAAAGAAAATCATCGCCAGCTGCGGCGCGCATACATATTATGAAGTGGAGACGGTGCTAAAAATCGAAGACGGCAGATATGCGCCAGACACCTTAATGTACTGCTGCGTGGAGTATCCATCGACACACCATGATTTACGACACATTGAGAAGCTCTCTGTTTTGGCTCCAGGTACTACTATTGGCTACTCTGATCATTCAACAGATGTTTTTGCTGCACCGTGTGCTGCAGTCAGATACGGAGCAACCGTTATCGAAAAACATTTCAGACTCGATCACATTGTTGGTACGGCAGACTATGGTCATAGTCTTAACCCTATGGATTTTCAGCTCATGGTTAAAGCCATACGCGGACTCACTCTCGACATGCACGCTTTCCAAAACGATGCTGTTTTAAAGTATAAGCGCAGAATCAAAGCCATTGCCCCAATCGTCGTGGGCGAGCCGCTTGAGTTCCACGTAAACATCGGCTTCGTGCGGTCTAAAGAGAATGACACGCAAGGGGCGAGCTATTTGGCGCTACCGAAGCTTAATGGGCAGCGGGCGAAGAGGGTCTATAGGCCAGGTGATCCCATCAATCCCGTGGATTATCAGTGAGCCTTCTTGAGCCGATCCTTACTGCGCACAAGCGCGAGTGCGGTCGGTTCTATATCCGAGGCAAAGTCACGTCGCAGTACGTCTACGGAGTGTGTTCTAAGTGCGGCAACGTCCTAGAGATGTATAAAAAGGCCATTTATGCAGTAAAGGTGCATAAAGTTGAATGAGAAAAGACAGTGGGCGCCGCACGGCGTAAAGCAAGACAAGATAGTTTTCTCAGAAGCGCGTCTACTAGTTGCCGCCACGGGTTTGCAGTTTGGCAAGACCGAAGCGGGTGCCATGTGGATGAAGCTTCAGATGCACACGCACACAGACCCCTCAGATACCTTCATCATCTGCTCCCCATCGTTTCCCATCCTTAGACAGTCCACGCTTCCCCCGTTCCTCGAGATAATGCAGGGTCTTGGCGAGTACAATAAGCAAGAGAATTGCTTTAGGATGCACGGAGGCGGCATCTGCTACTTTCGTACAGGCGTTGACCCGCACAGTGTTGTCGGTATTACGAATGTGCGCTCAATTTTGTGTGATGAGGCGGGACTCTACTCAGTCTATTTCTGGAACCAAATCGTCATGCGCGCGTCGTTTCGTCAGGCGCCGATTCGAATCGTGACGACACCGTACGCGAGAAATTGGTTGTGGAAGGACTACGTCAGACCGCACCTCAAAGAGCCTGGCTGCATACCTAATTTCGAACTAGTTCAAGCAACCTCACAGGAGAATCCGTACTTTCCTAAAGAAGAATTCGAGGCGCGTAAGCGCTCGATGGACCCGCGCAGATTCAGCATGTTTTACTGTGCTGAGTTCGAGCAGATGATAGGCCTTGTCTACGATTGCTTTCACTACGATGAAAATATGTGCAAGCCGCGGACGCTGCCTGAGAGTACTCGCTTTGTCTCGGGAATAGACTGGGGCACGACCAACCCTTTCGCTCTTGTTGTGAGGGGCATCACTCTTTCTCAAGAGCATTTCGGTGTAGGCGAGTTCTATAAGTCAGGCATGGCTCTGACCGACATGAAGGCGATTATGAAGCAGTACATGGCGATGTATAATATCGAGACTTTTTTCTGTGACCCATCGGCGGCCGGGTATATTGAAGAGTGCAGGAGAGACGGCATTCCTGTTGTAGCCGCGGATAACGACATCGATGTGGGGATACAGGCACACTACGAGCTAATCAAGAGCCGCCGTTATCAGATTTTCGACGGCAAGATGCCTTTTATGCTCGACGAGCTCGATACCTACCACTACGCAGACCCTAAGGACGTAAAGCCCGACCAGGACGAAAAAGCTCCGAAGCCCGTGAAGCAGAACGACCACGCGATGGATGCTGAGCGCTACGTGACGGTGATGACGTACAAGGGGTTTGAGAAGACTAAGCCTCGGGTACCACATGAGAAAAACAAATTGACGGGACCTGCGTATGACCTTAGTATTCTAAAAAATCGGAACAAAAGAACCGAAGTTATGTGAGTGGTGAAGGGATTTCGCCATAATATATCCTTACCGATGTCCGAGCGACGACTGCGGCCTCGAATTCGAGGTCATTAAATCCGTTGCGGAGATGCAAAACGAGGAATTCTGTCCTAAGTGTGATAGAATTTCAGTCAGATATATCTCAAAGACCCACTTCTATGGCGCTAAAGTTGAAGATTCTTACTTCAACAAAGGTCTCGGCATGATAGTGCGCAACAACAAGCACGCTGAAGCCGAGGCTAAAGCCCGCGGTCTCGAGCCAGTGGGCAACGCTTGCCCTAATAAAACCTACGAAACAACAACCCGCGACCGAGAAAAACGCATAGCAAAACGCTGGGAAGACTAGCTTGGCAGAAGATACCCCATATTCCGACTCAGTCGGATTCAATAAGGGCGGTTCTGGCCGCAGCGAAGCGCCCGTCAAGGCGAACGCTGCCTATAACTCGACGCCTGAAGAGCAAGAGGCGGTGAAGTTAGTCGAGGACCTTTACCGCAAGGCTGCGAATTACCGCTCACGCTACGATGGGCGTTGGATGGACTTTTACAAGTTCTTCCGCGGCAAGCAGTGGCCGCAAAATCGTCCGAACTATAGAAACTCCGAAGTCATCAACATGGTGTTCCAGCTGATACAGCAGCAGGTCGCTGTGATGACGGATGCGAGGCCTCAGTTTGGCTTCATCGCAACCGAGCCAGAGGACAGAGAGTTTGCGCAGATTCTTAACGATTTGTCAGACTACGATTGGGATAAAAATAATTGGCTCGCAGTTTTGATCGAGCTAATTTACGACCTGAAAATATACGGAACATGTTGGTCGTATATGGGCTGGGATCAAGAGGCAAACTACGGCCTAGGCTCACCGTGCTGGGAATCTCGCGACCCATTCCTGATGTATCCGGATCCCGATGCGCGTCAGGTGGGGGATAAGCATTGTAGTTACGTCGTCGAAGCAGAATATGTGACGACGGCGAAATTAAAAGGTAAATATCCCGAGCAAAAAGAATTTCTGTCGCCAGATATGAGCGACGTTTTCTCGATTGAACGCACAAATATCGCGCAAGGCGCAATTCCCTACATTTTAAACGACAAGTTTTTCTATGACGGCATCAATAAAGGCCTAAATCAAACTGTCGAGAAAACTCTAGTCAAGACGCTCTACTACCGCGACCCGCAAATCTGCGAAGACGACAATCCTGACAATCCCGAAGAGAAAATCACTAAATTAAAGTACCCGCACGGAAGAAAAATCGTGACGGCGTGTAATTTAGTTCTTGAGGACGTGCCGCTCGACGAGAATTTCACGTATCCATTCCAAAAAGGCGTGAATTACGTCTTGCCGCGTGAGTTTTATGGCGTGTCTGAGATTGAGCAGGTGGAAAGCCCGCAAAAGATCTTCAATAAACTCGTCTCGTTTGCCCTAGACGTCATGGTGTTCATGGGCAATCCGATTTGGATTGTGGATAACGACTCCGAGGTAGACACGGACGGGATTTTCAACCAGCCCGGCCTCATCATAGAAAAAGCTAAGGGTTCTGAGGTGCGTCGCGAAGAGGGCGTGCAGCTTCAGCCTTATGTTTTGCAATTAATCGACCGAATGGAAGGTTGGTTTAATAATCTTGGCGGCTCTACTGATGTTACGCGTGGCGAGGCTCCTGGTGGGGTCACTGCGTCGTCTGCGATTGAGCAACTTCTTGATACTGGCTTTACAAGGATTCGCCTCAATCTTCGCCTTGTAGACATGTACCTCCAGGATGTTGGCAGAGCTTGGGTTTATAACACCCTGAAGAACCGCACCGCACCGCAAGTGTACCGCATCACGAACGCGCAGGGACTTGAGCAGTATTTTAAATTGAGTGTGTCAAACGCCGAAGGCAAGCGCACTGCCACGGTGACGCCAGTAGATGCCCAAAATGGTGTCTCGACCCAGGGTGAAACACGCGTATTCGAGATAAAGGGGAATTTTGACGTGAAGGTTCAAACCTTGTCAGGGTTGCCGTTTAGTAAAGAGCAGGCTGAGACCAAGGCTTTTGCTCTCTTTGACCGCGGCCTAATCGACGCCGAAGAGGTCCTCAAAACTATCGACTATCCAAACCGCGAAGCGGTGTTGGAGCGTTTGCAGCAACAAGCCGCGCAAGCTGCGCAGGCACAACCGCAGGGAGCACAGTAATGGCTGGAGAAATGCCAATGGAGGGCGCACCGCCCGAAGGTGGAGAAGGCGGCGGGGACGCAGGAGCGCTCGGTAAGCTTGTCGACAACGTCGGTCAAGGTCTGCAGATGATTGCGGATCTAGTGACGAAAACTCCCGACGCACCGCCCGAAGCCGCACAAGCTGCCTCGGCCTTGCTTCAAGGATTTCAAGATTTACTTGGCATGATGTCCGGTGGTGGCGCTCAAGGTGGAGCGGCTCCAATGCAGCAGCAGATGCAGGCAAACGCCAATAGCGGCGCCGGTCCGATGCCTCCAGGGATGGGGTAATTAGCAAATGGATTTGAGCACAGGTGAAATGATTGCGTCCGTATCACCAGGCGAGCAGAGCCCACAAGGCGAAGCACCTGGCGCGGAGTCGCAACAACAGGCACCCGCAGACGAATGGGAATATGAGGTTAAGGGCAAGAAAATCAAAGAGCCTCGCGACATGGTCCTTAAAAGGGCCTCGGCTGGCTACCACTATGCTCAGCAGATGGAGCAGTACAACAAGGAAAAAGCTGCCTGGGAACAGCAGCGAGACCTTGACCGGCAGAAGTGGGAGGAAGAGCGAAAGGCCTACGAACCATTTAAAGAAATGGAGACGTTTGGCAGGCAGAATCCTCAGTGGGTAGAATATTGGAAGCGCGCGTACGAGGCCAGGAACAACCCTGTGCCGCAAGGCGAGGGTGTCCAGACTGAAGGTATCCAAGATATTGCTGCGCACCCGTACGTTAAATCACTAGAAGAACGCGTCAACAAATTCGCAAAGTTCATGGAAGACCAACAACATCGCGAAGTGCAGGCTAAGACGGAGCAAGAAGATAACACTTATCGTCAAGCAGTCGATGCCGTGCGTAAAGAGTATCCAGAAATAGATTTTGATCAAGCCGACGAAGAGGGGAGGTCGCTGGAATATCGGGTATTGCAGCATGCCAGGTTTAACGGCATCCACAATTTCCGATCCGCTTTCAGAGACCTTCATTTCGATCAGCTTGCAGCAAAAAAGATTGAGAAGGCCAAGGAGGAGGTCGCTCAATCTAGGGTAGCAGATAAACGGCAAGGAATTATTGCACGAGGAAGTGCTTCAAATCCCGCTGCGCGTATCGACTACCGGAAAACCTCCTGGGAGGATCTCGGGAACCTAGCCAAGAAAGAGGCGATGGGCTCGAGATAGCAAAATTAAATAACGCCACGGCACGGAGGCTAAGATGGCAAATCCAAATACAGACTATGGACAGGTCTCTGCGGTAACGCAGAAGTATTTTGTCCCCAAACTCGTAGACAACATTTTCGACTCTGACATCATCCTAAAAAAGGCGAAAGCCAACGGATGGTACGAGTCCCACGCTGGCGGTACGGAAATCGTATGCCCGCTCAACTACGCTCTAGCAACCGCTTCCGGGTCTTACTCGGGTTCTGCAACGCTAGACACCACTGATAACGACGCCATCTCGGCTGCGGTATTCCAGTGGAAACAATACTACGCGTCGATTTCCATCACGGGCAGAGACGAGATGATCAACTCTGGTACAGAGAAGATTATCGATTTCGTGAAGTCCAAGATGAAAATCGCCGAGAAGTCTTTGAAAGACACGCTCGGCACCGACGTGTACTCGGGTTCGAGCTCAACATCTCTTGTCGGTCTCAACACGGCTATCGCGACGGGTAGCACCTACGGCGGCATTAGCCAAACGAGTAACTCGTGGTGGAGGGGTAACGTTGATTCTTCGACGACGACGCTCACCATTCCGGCGATTCGTACGCTCTATACCACAGCGACCATTGATGATGAAGCCCCAACGCTTGGTCTGGCGACCCGTTCGGTATTCAACTCTTATCACGGTCTTCTACAGCCGCAGGAACGTTTCACGGATACCAAGACTGCCGATGCAGGGTTCTCGAATTTGCTTTTTGCTGGATGCCCGATCGTAATCACTACGAAAGCAAGCACCGGTGACTTGTATTTCTTGAACGAGAAGTATCTGCACCTCTGGTACCACCCAGAAAGAGATTTCATGTTCACGGGCTTCGACAAGCCAGTGAATCAGGACGTAAAGGTGGCTCAAATTCTTTGGTTCGGTGCGCTTGGTTCCGATAACAATCGGAAACACGCGGTATTCACCGGCCTCACAGCCTAAGGAGGGCCGTAACTATGACTGCATATTCTATTGGAGTTCTTTTCGACTCTGTCTCAGGCGTCACGGCGACGATGGGTACTAACGATGCCGAAGTCGGAACTGTTTGCCGCGTTGGCGACGAAGAGTACATCAAGGTGTACAACACCGGCGCAGACCGTCAAATCAGTAAAGGCCTCGGAGCCACGTGCTCACTCGTTACCGGTTACTCGGTCACTGTGAGTTCAGTTTCGAATGACGTTTTTGTCGGAGTGGTTAAACACTCGACTTTGACGACTGGCACTTACGGCTGGCTCGTGCGCAAGGGCTTCGTAAGCGTCAACTTAGGCGCTGACGGTAGCTGCGCTGCAGGCGCTCCGTTGATGGCAGGCGTTGACGGCGTGTTCCAAGGAAGCGTGTCAACCACGTTTACCTCGGCTCACCTTTTCACCGGTAACACCTACGCAAAAGCGATGGAAGCTATTGCTTCCGGAGCGAGTGGTTCGGCGTACATCTCGATTTACTAAGTTAGGAGCTTTTGTTCATGGTTAGGAAAGCTGAAGTTGTTCTCGAATATCAGCCGCTGTTAGATGCGCCCCCGGCTAGTCCAAAGGCTCTTCTGCAGCAGGCGTGCTCGAATGATGACACGACGATAGGTTCTTGGCTAGATCAGTGGATCGATCAATATCGCGCCAATGCAGCCAAGTACGGACCGTTTAAGGACAGGAGCGTTGGACAGTTGTACGGCAAGTATAAAAACATGCCTTGCATCATTGCCGGCTCCGGCCCGTCACTTAAGAACAACGCCCATTTGCTCAAAGACCGGGGGCCTAATATGCCCCTGGTTTCTTGTCTACATAACTTCCATTTCATGGAGGATTTGGAAGCCAATGTAGACCTCTACGTCACTCTCGACGCTGGTGAAATCACTATCGACGAGGTGTGTGAGGGCGGAAAACATCCGCCGGAGCATTACTGGGAGCTAACCAAGAACAGAACTCTAGCCGCGTATTGCGGGACTCATCCGAAGTTACTTGAAAAATGGCAAGGTGAAATTCTTTTCTACAACTGCACTATCCCTTCGGAAAAATATATCGAAGCGGTAGAGGAGACAGATAAGTTTTTCACTCTTGTTAGTAACGGCGGCAACGTATTTGGAAGCTGTCTCTACCTCGCTAAATGTTTTCTCGGATGCAATCCGATAGCGTTTATCGGGGCAGATTTTTCTTTCTCTTACGGTGCTGGCGAAGCAGGTCACCAGTTTCATCCGTGGGATAGTAAGTACGACCGAAAGCTTGGGGCATACACCAAAGCGGTCGACGTCTACGGAATCCCCGTTAAAACTTGGCCTTCGTATTCAAATTTCAAAGCATGGTTTGAATACGTGTCGATGCAGGTTCCGGGCTGTTACATCAACTGCACCGAGGGCGGAACATTGGGAGCGTATCCTGGTGGGAACCTGAGGTCTTTTGAGTACATGGACCTGGCCCAGTTTCTCGACAGCTACAATGTCATGAGACATGTGAAAAAACAGATCGACACACCAGACTTGTCGCGGGCAGAGCGGCTTGTCGTATTTTAAAAGGAGGCCACTGGGATGGCATACACGGTAGCAATCGACAAGACTACATTCGGTAATAAAAAAGTTCACATCATGAACATCATCGCAGATGGTGCAGAGGCTAACTTGACGACAGGCCTCGCGATCATCGACGGTGTTTCGATGTGCAAGAAGAGTATGAACTCTTCCAACATGCACGTTGAGGTTAACAAAAACAGTACTGCCGCAGTGGCAAACGGCACCATCGGCATCTCGGGATGTACGGCTGGTGACGATTTCTGTTTGGTTGTTTACGGTCATTAATTTTATGAAAGGTTAGGAACATGTTAGTCAAAGTTTGGAATGACGGTGATTTCACGTGGAAAGAGAAGTTTAAAAATCAAGAGATTGTCATTGAGCCGCACGGCTACATCATGATGGACCGTGATGAGGCTGTGGATTTCGAGGGTAAGTTTTTTATCCCGAAACTTGATGCCAATCGTCAGATTTTGCCGGAGTCGCAAAAGCGCATCCGTGTCGAAGGCGCCTACGGACCGCACCTTTACGAGAAAGGTGTATCGAAACAGTTCGTATGCCAAGCCGACGGCAGGGAGTTTCCTACTAAGCAGGCACTTGACGACTACGTCAAGGCTAACTGGAAGCACGCGCAGACTGAGACGACGACGGAGCCTGAAAACGATGCGCCGAGAAAGCGCGGGAGGCCCCCAAAACATGTTTCCGAAGGTATATAGCCCAGACGATGAAGTAACGCTTAAAGGCGTTTGGAACATCCAAGTCTATGGCCCCGACGGAGTCTTAAAGAACGAGACCGGGGGCAAAAACGTCATCACAACCGTCGGGAAAGAATTCCTTGCGCGGTTTCTGCAGTCGGCGAACACCTCCGGCTCTTGGACGATGAACTTCCTCGGGATCGGAAGCGACAACACCGCAGCGCTGGTTGGAAATACCGCGTTAGGCACCGAGCTCACGCGCAAAACTGGTTCTGTGACATATACGTCAGGCGCCATATATAGCGTCGTCGCTACATTCCTTGCGGGGTCTGGTACCGGCAGCGTCATCGAGTACGCTGTGTTCTCGGCGCAGTCAGCAGGCACTATGCTTTCTCGTTATGTTGATAGCGGTGCGGTGACGAAAGGGGCATCCGACACGCTTCGTGCGGAGGTTCAAATCACCTTCTCATGACGGACTTTAGCGTCACAATTAGCGAGTCTGTACGGTCGTTTGGCGGGGGGCCGACGTCTAAGTGGGGTGATACGTGGAACGCCTTTAAGTGGGGTTCTAATACCTACAATGTTCTCCACGATGTTGAGAAGGTTCTTGCAGAAGCACAAGCTTCGATAGATGCCATTACCTTGGCTTGGGACTTTCAGCGGATCCTATTTGAGACTCAAAGCTCTAGTGATGCTGTAACGGTTGCCAGGGACATCGTCCTTGCTGCTCTTGGCAGTAACGACATCGCAATGTCGGACGTATTGACAAGCGTTGGACGCTACGATGGCGCAGGATACTTGTACACGCGACTTAACGAGTCCACGTATACGGCCGTCTCAGAAAATAACTCGAGTTGGACGGAAGCGGTCCCTAACTCCACGACTTGGAGCAACTGATGACGCCAACTGAAATTTCGACCATGGCTCGCCAAGTTTACAACGCGGTTGGGGACACGTTTTTTCCAGATGTGTTGATGTACAACTTTATGTACGGCGCTCAGCTCGAAGCTGCTCGCGAAGCTTTTTGTATCGAAAATGTGTACACGGCAGACAGTGTAGCGGCGCAACAACAATACAGCTTTCCAACCAACGCGATTGCTATCAAAAATCTGAAGTACGAGAGCAAAGAACTCGACAAGATTTCTCAGCAAGAATACGACTCCATCACCTACGGCCAAACAACCGTCCAGTCTGGAACGCCTAGAGCCTATTGGCAGTGGGGCGAAAACATCTATTTGTATCCAACGCCAGACACGTCAACTACTGGGGCGATTGAAATATTCACATACGACATGCCGCAAGCTGTGTCGGTATCGTCGACACTCGACATTCATCCTCAGTTTCATATCGACATCGTCAATTACTGCGTGAAGCAGATGTTCGCGATGGACCAAAATTCAGCGATGATGGACCGCTACCAGGGAATGTGGGATCAGGCGAAACTTGGCATCAAGGAGTGGGCCAAGAAGAAACGTCGCGGCGACAAGATGGCGCAAGTGCAGCGTGACGATATTCAACCCGTGAGCGCTCGACTTTTTAGGTGGTAGATGCCTTTCGGACCGCAATCAAAAATCTATCCCGGCAACGGCCGCGTTCGCTTTAATGGCGGGCAAAACAATAAGTATCACCGTGAAATTATTGCTGACAATGAAAGCCCGGATTGCGCCAACGTACGCTTTACTGATGATTCGGTAGAAACCCGCGGCGGCTCGACAAAGCTAAATAGCACGACACCCGTCGGGAGCTTTGTTTGTGACGGTCTTTACACAAGACACACAAACGACGGCCAAGAGAGCATGATTGCTTGGTTTGGCGGGACTGCTCATGTCTACACCGCGCCGAGTTTCATCACCATCCCGAGCGCACTTTCGATTTACACTGCGGGTGTGAGAGTTGGTGCCGCGGAGCAAGAAAACTACCTCTTTATGGGGAACGGCGGAACACTCGCCTATAAATATAACGGTTATTTCACGCGCCACGGCGTTTATACGCCTCCGACCACGCCAACGGTCGCGTCAAACAGCACGGGCGTTGTCACTGGTGACGTAAGATACAAGGTTTTGTTTGTAAACAGCGGTGTTGTGGAAGGCGACGTAAGTACGGCTACGTCCACGTTTACGGCAACGTCGACTGGGTCGCAGCTGCGCCTGACTTCGCTTCCGGTCGCTCCGACAAGTTGGGGCGTCAACGCTAGGCGCATCTACCGCGCCGAGGGATCAAGTACAACCTACAACCGCCTTGCAACTATCTCTGACAACACGACGACAACCTACGATGACAACACGGCAATTGGTACACTTACCACGCCTGCGCCAACAAATAATGGCGTTCCGCCTCTATATAACAGCATCTGTCAGGCAAAAGGCCGGCTGTTTTGCAACGATACGGCGAACCTGAACTACGTTTGGTATTCCAACGCTAACGACCCGTATAATTTTGGGGCTGCCAACTTTCTGCGCGTTGGAGACAACACGGCAGATATTGTGCGCGGCGTCACGACATATAACGACAATATCGTGGTGCTTTGCGACAAGGGCATTTACATCATCTATATTGCAGACCCAACGCCATCGAACTGGCAAGTCATCAAGACTAAAAGTCCTTATGGGTGCAAGAGCCCGTACGGAACATTGAAATATAACGACCGCCTGCTGTTTCCGGCGGTGCAGTCAGACAAGTTTGTGGGCTTTGCCGCACTGTCTGGCGACTCGATTGAGCCTGAGGCCTCGCTTCTTACCGTTTCAACAGCGTTAAGCGAACTAAAGAGCGATCCCATCGAACCTGACATGTTTAATATCGTCGCCGCGCAGTTATCCTCAATTTATGCACAGGTATACCTCAACCTTGGGTACATCTCAGTACCCTACGGAGTAGGGGTTACAAAGAACACCAGAATTTACGTCTATGACTTCTCGCTGAAGTCTGGGACTAAACAAGAAAGCCCGGCGTGGTCTCCAGACACCGGAGTAAACGCCAACCAGTTTACGATTTATGCCGGTAATATTTACTTCGGCACTGCAAATGCGACAGGCGGGTATGTTCATCAATACGAAACGGCAACATACAATGACGACGGCACTGCAATCGATAGCTACTACTGGACAAAAGAATTTTCAGGTGGGAAAAACGAGCAAAATTACATAAAGGACTGGCGTCATGTAAATTTGCTCTATGAACTTTCCGGAAGCTATTACCTGGAGATGCGCTACCGTGTGGACTCTGACAACGGTGTCGGTAACTCGGCGCTTATTGATGCTACCCCAGGCGGCTCGCTTTGGGGGTTTTTTATCTGGGGTGTAAATAACTGGGACGTGGGACGTCAAGAAAAAGACCTCAAGCAGTTCCTCGGACAGTTACGTGGCAAGAGAATTCAGCTAAAATTCTCAAATAGAAATACGGCCAATCAAAAGTTCAAAATCATCGGACTTAACTTCGTATACAACGCTAAGGGGCTAAGATAATGCCGAGCAGATTTGATTTTTATAGAAGCCAAGCGGCTGGGCGCTCCGACAAAGCGAGCGCAGAGCAAAGAGACGCTATGGAGCGTCGACTCGCGTCGATGGGTGGGCAAAACGGCGGGGCGGCGATTACCGATGAACGCAAGATGATGGGTGAGGACAATTCGGCACGCGAGCAGGCTCTGGGCGCTATAGACTCGGCAGAGCTTTCTAACCAAGAGCAGATTGCTGAAGCCGAGAAAAACCGTCAGTTCTCAAAATCCGAACGCGAGGGCTCTCAGAAGTTTGCCAAAGAAGAGCGTCAGCAGTCCCAGGGGTATGCGAGTAAAGAGGCTGCGGCTGGCCGTCAAACAGCTAAAGATACACAGGCGTATCAAATATTTAACGCAAATAAGATGGCTTCTCGTGACCGCAAGTATCAAATGGGCATCGCCAAGATGCAGAATGCTCTCGGTCAGCAGACGCTTGATTGGCAAAAGCAGGTTGATCAATTCAACATGGACATGGCCGAAGCGATGGCAAACAAAAAGGACACGTTTGGAAGACTCGGTGACTTCGCGACGAAGGGTTACAAAAAAGGCGCAGGAGGCTACAACGCCCACAAGGATGCGCGGTCTTCTGGCGATATCGTCACGTTATCAAACCCCGTAGCGGGAGTCTGGTAAATGCTAGGACGAATAGATAAAAAAGATATTGAAGAACCAACTAATAAAGGTGGCCAAAGGATAGGACATGGCTTGCTTTATGGCCGGATACCTACGACCAATAAGCCGGCTCCGCCGGCTGTAGCGCTAGCCGAAAAATCACGGCCTAAGATGAATATTCCTCACTTTAATTACACTAAGGCCATCAATCAAAAAATTCCGGCGGGCAAACCTACGCCGCCACCGCCAAAACCAGTAGAAAAAGCCGCTTACAAACCACAGTTCCTAACGTGGAATACTGATATCCCCGAGTTCAAAGAAATAACAAACGACCAGTTTCAAGCCGAAACAGACAAAAAATACGATCCCATGCGCCAGCGTGCATCGGGCACCATCGACTCTGAGATGCAGGGACAAAAGGATGCGATTGAACGTCGCTTTGCTATGTTAGGTGGTGGCCCAGCGGGTGCGCAGGAAAAACAAAACCAACTCGTAGACCAAGATGGCGCGGGACGTAAGTTCGATACAGTCGGTGCTCTGAACGCCCAGCAAGAAGGCGAAAATCAAAACCTAGCAGAAGCCGCTAAGGGTCAGCAGTTCCAGACAATGGAGCGCTTTGGTAACCAGGCGTTTGCTGACGCTGAACGGGTTGATCAGCAGAACATTGCCACCATGGAGCGTAAGGCATCAGACCGCGCTAATAAGCAGATGCTGGAAACTGCCACCATCAACGCTCTCAGAGAGCAAAAGCATACGATTCACAATCAAAGAGCTATTGCGAAAATGGAGAATACCCTCGCGAAAGAGGGACTCGAGTGGCAAAAAACGGTCGATGAATTTAATATGAAAATGGCTGAAACCATGGGGAACAGAAAAGACGTGTTCGGTCGCATGGGTGACAACTGGAAGCCTATAGCAAACATGTACGGCGGTATCGGCGGTTGGGCAGCAACGGCAGCAAATAAGTAGGGTGAAGTTATGGCAAAAAGTAGTGTTTTGATGCCGAGTGGTGGCGGTGGGGTAACGAGTCGTCAGGCAGTCCCCATGGCTGCGACTGCGATTGGGAGCTATTTCGGATACCCGCAGTTAGGCTCTCTAGTCGGAGGCGTCTATGGAAACGCTGCGGATGGCCAAGGTGGTGGCCAGGCAGTTGCAAGCGGCGAAGGCGTTCAACAGCAACCGCAAAAGCAAGGCATCGCATCAACACTCGGTGGAGCTTTAGGTAATGTCGGTGGCGCCGGCAAAGAACTTGGGGGCGGTGGCGCCGCGCAATCTGGTGATAATACATTTGCACTACCAAAGCAGGACACCTCGGGATGGCAAGAAGGCATACCAGCTAACGGCTCGACATATGGGCCGGTCGACCAATCTGCTGCAATGGGCCGCCGCTCAGATGCGATGGACGCAAGCACCGACCACGTCTCGACACTGCAAAGTGCCAAAGACAGTCTAGGCTACATGCCTGACGACATGCGCAAGATGTACGAGCCAGCAATAGACAAAGCGCTCTACCAAGCGCAGCAGCGTCCCGCAGGTTCAACAGCGCCGACAAATCCATACATTCAAAACAGACGATACGGAGGCTAGTTATGCCAGGCGTTTTGATGCCGCAACAAAAAGATACGCTGGGTGACATCGCCAAGGGACTCCAGATTGCTGGGTCTATTTATGGGATTTACACGGATCAGAGGAAGTTGAATGCGGCGCAGGAAGAGGCGGATGCGAAGGCGGCCGAAGAAAAGATGGCCGCAGGCGGGGGCATAGATTCACGTGGCGAGCAGGCGTTGTTCGATAAGGGCTACATTCCAGCGAAGCTAGGCACTGGCGAAGTCAAGAGGATCAAATTCGGTCCAAATGGAGAAAAGACCGAGGTTGAGTTTCATCCTCCTGGTGTGGTGGCGCTACAAAACGCAGAAGAAAACCGGGCGCAGACGAAAGCAACGGCAGACGCTTTAGAAAAATATAGAACTCGTACCTTAGCTCTGCAAGAGGCTCGCGCTGACAAGGATAAAAAGAAGAGCGAAATCGCTTTGACGCCTCAAGAAAAAATGAAAAAGCTAACGAGCACTGACAAGCAAAGACTTGATAATACCGTAATGGCTACAAAGGCGGTCCACGACATGCAGGACGCGCTGGCCGAAGGTGACTGGACGTTCACCCTTCCAGGTGCAGGTGACAACAAGTTCACCGACGCATCCAGGCGTTGGGTTGAGGCCCTTGGTAGATTGCAGTCTGGCGGTCAGATTAGCGGAAAAGAGGCCGAACAGTTTCGAAAGCTAGTCCCTATCGCTACCGACGACTCGCGGATGCAAAGGCTGAAGCTCGAGAACGCTACCGAAGAGATGTACGGGCGTCTCAGCACGCTCGGGTTTAAACCGGAAGAAATTCCGAGGATAGCTGACTGGAAACAAGCGGAAGATACTGGTGGTGATACGGCCCTTGCGGCTGGGCTCCCAAAACCTGGCGAAGAGCATGACGGTTATATCTATACTGGCGGCGATCCTGCTGATCCCCATAGCTGGGCAAAGAAAAAATAATGGCTGGACCGTGGGATAAATATAAAACGAGTGAAGCTCAGGCCGAGGGGCCGTGGAAGAAATTTCAGCCCCCGTCCAATGTTCCAGTTGAGCAAAAATCTCTAGGCGACAAGGCGTTATCTGCTGCCCAAGAGGTTGGCTCATTCTTCACCGAAGGGTCAATCGGTGAAAAGGTGCCCATCATAGGGCCGTTGGCGACAAAAGCTGGCGAACATTTTCAGGCTGCCGTTGATTACGGCGTTAATCTTGGCGACAAGCCATACTCTCAGGCGCTTTCCGAAGTTCAGGGGCGCGGTAAGGCCGCCGGCGACCAATTCGCTAAGGAACATCCATACGCATCCACCGCACAAGATCTTGTTGGCGGTGGGGTCGGTTCTTTGCTGTTACCGATACCCGGCGCTGGGATGACCGGTTTGGCCGGCGCGGCTGCGCGAACAGCCGGAAGCGCTGGAATGTCCGCCCTTGATTCATTTACTCGCGGCGACAGCGGCGAGCAGGTCCAGGGCGCAGCGAAACTTTCTGGCGGTATTCAAGCTGTCGCTGAAGGTGTCTCACCACTTGTCGGAAAATTCGCCGGACCAATCGCAAAGTCCGTCGATGACTTGGGACGCGCACTCGAAGACTATTCCGCTATTAAGGCGGTCAAACACGCTTTCGGCAACAACAAAAAAGCATGGAAAGAACTTGGCGATAGGGATGTGTGGCTTGGAAAAGCTGCGTTGTCATCAGCAGAAGATCTTTCGTCAGCTGAAGTTAAAAAAGTCATAGAGCCCGTTGTGAAGTTTGGACGGTCTGCTGCCCAAACAGAAAAACACGCCGAGGATGCCGCAAAGAAAACATGGGGCGGCGTATCCAGAATTATGGAAGCCGCTGACAAAGCTGGCGCTCAGGTTAGCGGCAAGTCTGTTGCCGATGACATCATGAAATACGCTGCAAAACTTGACCCCATTTCTCGCGATAACGAAAAGTTGCAAGAAGAGTTGATGGCAGCTGCAATGAAGTTTGAATCTCGTGGCCAGTTTCGTTTGGCTGAAGCTCAGGACATAAAATCGAAAGCGTTCTCGTGGGAAAGCAAACCATATGAGAAAAAACTTCAGGATGTTCTTGGCAAGAACGGTAACAACATAATTAACAAATCTATCGGGAACGCGATTAAAAAAGCTATCGTCGAATCGAAGGTTGAGAGTGCCGACAAATTTGAGAAACTCTATAAACAGTTCGGCGTCTATGCCGAGCTAAGAGATAAGGCGAAAAACACAGCGATCGACCTTCAGAAAAACCGCCCCGTTGGACTATTCGATGTAATTATCGGCACAGGCGCTGGAATCGGTGCCATCGTTCAAAACGGCGACCTAGAAGACGCCGGAATGCGTGCGATAGCGCTCGGGGCTGCGTCAAATCTAATTCGAAAGCGCGGAAGCTCCGCCATAGCAGTTGGCCTCAATAAGCTTGCCAATGCTATGGTAAGCTCACCTGAAAAAGTTCGTAAGTATTACGATGTTTTCGAGAAGGCGGCAAAAAAAGGCTCCGTTGGTGTCGCTGCCGCTCACGAGATGTTGTTGGCGAAGGACCGCCAATATCGCGAGTTGATCGAAAGCGAAAAAGGGCAAAGTATTATGCCTGAAAAAAAGAAAGCCTCAATTTTGCCCTAAGGAGGGGACATGGCAGCACCGTCAGTTACATATACGTTTTCAAACGGCACGACCGCAGATGCGACGCAGGTGAACCAGAATTTCACAGATGTTATCAACGGGTTATCTGACGGGACGAAGGACCTTACCGTTTCGGCCCTCACGGCGTCAGGAACCATTAGTTTCACGGGGTCTACAATTTCTCTTGGGAATGCGGTAAGTGATGCGCTGAATATCATTGCGGCCACGACACTGAGCGATACTAACTTTACGCAGACATTGACGACGGCCGATCGAAAACACACGATTACGCAGTCGGGAGGTTCAACAACGGCTACAAATGCTCCGCTAGTGGTACAGCTGACAAATACGGGCAGTTCCCTATCTCCGGCAGGGTATTTTGAGAGTCGTTCGGATTCGGGAAACGGCGTTTTGCATGCCTATTCAAAAGCTACCAGGTCAGGGACAAGCGCGGCTATTTACGCCGCCGGTGACGGGACTGGAGGAAGCATACTTCTCGCGCAAAACAGTAAAGATTCGACCCCAATTGACATTTTAAACCTACTTGGAACAGGCGCTATTACAGTCGGCACAACCGCGGCGACAAACAATAACCATACATTTAGATCAGGCGCGCAAACCATATTAGCAGTTGATGCTGCCGTTACCAGCGATTCCGTTCTTAGATTTTCGAAAGCTGGCACGGCAAAACACTCTATCTACGTGCCGACAAGCTCAAATTCTCTTAGCTTTTACTCGCACGGATCAGCAAACGCTGAAGTTGGCTCCTGTACCGAGGGAGGCGCATGGACGTTCGGGAGGGCTGTCAACGTTGTGGCCGCTACGGTTACAAATGAGTCCACATCAACCGGTGGCTATGCGTTAGTTGTTCAAAACACCTCGACCAACGTCGGATCTCGCGACGTTGCTGTGATGAAAATTCAAAAAGGGTACGCCGACGTCGCCAACAACCAGTGGTATCTTGAATTTCTAGACAACGCAGGCGGAACTAATCACGGATACATTGGCAACGCGAGTGCAACTACTGTCTCTCTTCATGCTTCGTCTGACAGACGAATCAAAAAGAACATCAAGACCCTAACCGGGGCGTTAGAAAAAATATGTGCCATTAGACCTGTTGAATTCGAACTCAAAAGTAACGGCGAAAAGGATGTCAGATATGTTGCGCAGGAATTGGCTGAAGTTTTTCCCAATTTAGTTACGAAGAGTGACGATGGGTTAGGAGATGACGTACCCGAAGGTGTGAGGCCGTGGGCAGTAACCGATGGGCCGTTAATTCCGTATCTCATTACCGCAATCAAAGAACTCAAAGCCGAATTCGACGCCTACAAAGCTTCGCATCCTTAAGAAAATCTTGACGTAAACGTATGGCCGTGGTCTGATTAGCCTCAGAACCATGGCCATTTATGTTGTGACTTTGTTATGTATTTTTAATGTAGCTATTTTTGCTGCCTCAGCCTTTCTTTACTATAAATCCAAACAAAAAAAGATCGAACGCATACCTGACAAAGACGCTTTGGAAGTCTTAGCCGATCTGCAACGTGGCGGTGCCATTTTGCGCATTCATCATGTGCCCGGAGACAGCGTCTACATCAGGAGTCCGCGTCAATGACAGCGCTTATCGCGGGCGGCACGGGAACTCTCGGAACGACGCTGATGAAAAGGCTTGTGCAGCGCGGGACTCCCGTGATTTGCTTTTCTCGCGATGAGCAAAAACAGCAAGCCCTAAAAAAGGAGTTCCCAAGTGTTCGATTTATTATTGGGGACATTCGTGATCGGCGCGCTCTTGATCGGATCATTGACCGTGTTGACGTTGTATTTCACGTCGCCGCCCTAAAGCACGTTGACGCCCTCGAGGAGAACGAGGATGAGGCTATTCAGACGAATTATTACGGCACTCGTAACCTTGCTTACTGGGCTATCGAGCGTGGCGTACCTCAAGTCGTCTTTTCGTCAACTGACAAAGCGGTCAACCCGTTCAATATGTATGGGATGTCAAAAGCGCTCGCTGAAAACCTGCTATTTCGTCTTAACCGGGAACAAAAAGTTACAAACTTTTCTGTGTTTCGATGGGGCAATGTGCTGGGCTCTCGGGGGTCGGCAATTCATACGTTTGTCAAGACGCTGATGGAAGATGGTTCGATTGGGATCACGGACCCCGCAATGACGCGCTTTTGGATTTTGATCGAAGATGCCGTAGATTTCATGCTCTCAAGTTACCGCACACCGAAAAACGCTCCCAAAATCCCAGAAATGAAGGCAGCGCTCACAACTGAAGTTGCCGCAGCTGTAGCCAAAGCTCTTAACGTTGAGGCCTACGAGACACGCATCATCGGTACGCGTCCTGGTGAAAAAATTCATGAATGTATCTTTTCAAGCCACGACTTCTGCATCCGAAGCGACACCGCGGAACGGTTCACCGACGAGGAGCTCCTCGACACCGTAAAAAGGGCTCTCAATGTTAAGTAAAATCTACCTTGTCGGTGCTAACGGCAACATGGGAAGGCGCTACCAAGCAATCCTGAAGTGGATACGCGTTCCCTACAAAACCTGCGACATCGACCACGATGAGGGCCTCGACGGTTGCGACGGCGTTATCATAGCGACTCCCACGTACACGCACGAGGCTCTTGCCGAGCGCTTCATGCACACGTACCCGACGCTGTGTGAGAAGCCTATTTGGACACAGCGATACAATTTCTACACGCGCTTTACTCGCGACGACGAAGGCATGTGGATGGCAAAGGATTTTCGAGACTACAGTAAGCTCAGGATGGTAAATCAGTACCGCCGAGTGCTCGATGTAGCGAAAGACACGCGCGCCACCAACACCTTCTATAATTTCTACAAACATGGAAGTGATGGTCTTATTTTCGACTGCATCGGCATTTATGGAAACATGAAATCTTTTGACACAAGCGCTCTGGAGCTCAGAGAAGATAGTCCTGTGTGGTCATGCTGTATCGATGGGAAAATTTTAGACATCGCCGACATGGACCAAGCCTATGTTACAGAGATTTTTGAATGGGTGAAAAATCCAACTGGTAATTTGCATTATATGTGCGAAGCGCATCACCGTGCTTTTCAACTACAAGAGCAGTTTCAATGACCGAAGTTTTACTCGCAATCCAAGCGCGCTCCACAAGCTCTAGGCTCCCCAATAAGGGCTTTGCGATGATTGGCGCTTCCACGATGACGGAAAAAGTCATCACCGCGGCCCTTAACTCGGCCAAACACTGCGGCGACCGCCGGGACTACAAAGCAGACGTGGCGGTTGCGCTTCTCATCCCCAAAGGCGACCCCCTCAAGATGTACGAGAACGTCGTGGACATTGTGGAGGGTGACGAGCATGACGTGCTTTCTCGCTATCACGCAGCATTCGCGAAGCACAACCCGAAGTACATCGTGAGGCTCACCGGCGACTGCCCGGACATCAAACCTGCGATGATCACAAAAATCATCGATACGGCGCGTTCAAAACAGGCCGACTACGTGTCAAACTGTGGTGAAGAATGGCGTACCTCGGCAGATGGGCATGACGTGGAAATCATGTCAGCTCGGATGTTCCTCTGGAACTATGAAAACGCCGAGACCCCAGAAGAGAGAGAACACGTCACCATTGCCATCAAACGCCGGGCTCCAAAGTGGGCCGTACGCGGCGCATGCCTCTACCAAGTTGACAACTCCGACCAGAAGTGGAGCGTAGACGAGCCTCAGGACTTGGCGATACAACGCGAACGTGACGCCAGGATGGTTCAGAAGACGAAAATTGCAAAGATGACTCATAACTTTGTGGTGTGGTTTTGACAGAAAAAAGATGCAGAAAATGTTTAGCAACTAAGCCATTTTCGGCATTTCATCGTGATAAGTACAAAAAAGACGGTAAAAATAACCGTTGTATCACTTGCGTTTATACTAAGGTGAAAGACCCTAAGCCTCCTGGTCGCAAGAAGAGTCCTGAAAAAAAATGTCCGCGCTGCCTGGTGATTAAAACTCGCAATGATTTTTATGATAACAAGGCTGGTATATCCTGGCTGTGCAAACTGTGCGTAAAAGACTACCGGCAAGATGGGAATGGACACGAAAGTGTTCTAAGGGCCGCAAAAAAATTCCGCGATAGCCCAGCTGGTAGAGAATATCGGCGATCATACATGCGGAAATTTGGAGCCAAATACCGCGAAAAATATAAGGCCGAAGGAAAAATTAAAGCCCGTTCTTTGGCTCGGTACCATGTAAAAAAACTCCCATGTAAGGTGTGCGGAGATAAGAAAACGCAAGCTCACCATCATGACTACTCCAAACCGTTAGACGTGACATGGCTTTGTTCAAAACATCACAGCGAGACGCATCATGGATTCGCCCCTCTGGACTAGGTACCAAAATGTTATAAGTCAAGGTTGCCTTACGAACAGTAAGCACCCGCGTAGCCATGTTTATGGTGTGTATCCACAGGTCATAAAGAGAGCAATCGGCACCGTTCTTTATGATGAACACGACAATTCATACATAGATTTTTGTGGCGGTCTCGGAACTAATTTGCTCGGGTATGGAAATAGTGCGATCGCTAAGCGCGTCGGCGAATTCCTCCACCTTGGGCTCTGTCCAAGTTTCGGAACTGAGGCCGAGGTAATCGCAGCCGAGAAATTGGCAGCGTTATTTCCGTTCACTGAAAAATTCAAATTCCTGAAGTCAGGTTCGGAGGCATGCAGTGCTGCCATTAAGATTGCAAGGGCTCACACTGGTAGATCTCTTGTTATTTCAGAGTCTTACCACGGTTGGCATGACCCTTTTGTTAACCTCACAGAGCCGGCTATTGGTGTCGATCGGACGGTTAATACTAGGTCTCTTGCTAATTACGATGGGGATTTTTCTGACGTTGCGGCTGTCATCATTGAACCAATCGTAACTGACACAGGTCAAGAACGCCTGGAGTGGCTCCGTGCGCTAAGAGAGAAATGTACGAAAGCTGGAGCAATGCTTATCCATGATGAGATTGTGACAGGCTTCCGCGTGCCTAAATTCTCTATGTCTAATTACTACGGTATTGAGCCTGATCTTATAGTGCTCGGCAAAGCTATGGCCGGAGGTTTCCCTCTTGCGTGCGTGGGTGGTAAGGCCAACGTTATGGACGGTAAGTTTTTCGTCTCCTCCACCTACGCCGGCGAAATCCTAAGCCTCATCGCCTGCTCTGAAGTCATCAACCAACTCACACGCGGCACCTACAAGCTAGAAGAGTTGTGGAAGCAAGGCGGGGCATTCCGCGATGAAGTCAACGGCCTGTGCGACGGCCTCATCACGTTTAACGGGTACAATACGCGCGGCACAATCACAGGACGTGATGACCTCACCAAAGCACTCTTCTTCCAAGAATGTTGCAAAGCCCGCGTGATTTTCGGCCCGTCGTGGTTCTATAATTTCCAACACGAGCAGCACAAGGATGCGGTGCTGGCAACGGTGCGGCATGTGATAGGGAAAATCAAATTGGGTGCGGTGAAGCTTGAGGGTGAGATGCCTCGGGTCGCGTTCGCACAACAACAGAGAGAGGCAAAAGCATGAGCGACGACATTTCAAAGTTAGACGAGCTAAAGACCGACAGCATGAGGCTCATGGAGCTTCAGCAACAGGTGCTCAACAAATGTAAAGAGATTACGGGATTTGACAATAAGCCAGTGACTCCCATCCAAGTCATCGAAATCGTCCGTCACGCTTTTGGAATAGAGCCTAAGTGCAATGAAACTCCGAAGGCTTGAGCCTAGAGATTTAGAAGATACGTTTGCTTGGCGCAATGATCCCGAGGTGTGGATTTGGTGCCGGCAATATGCGCCGCTTCACCGTGAGAAGCATGTGGAATGGTACGATTGGCAGGCAAAAGACCCTGCGGTATCGATGTTTGCGATTACGGTAGCATACGATGAGCCGAGACTGGTAGGCGTCTGCGGCCTCACGTCAATCGACCACGTCAATGCCAGGGCCGAGTTCTCCTGCTATATAGCTCCAGAGCATCGCGGAAACCGTTACGCCGAACGGGCCCTGCAGGGGCTATTTAGTCACGGTTTCGACTACCTTAACCTAAACTCCATTTGGGGCGAGACCTTTGAGGGAAACCCAGCTAGCGGCCTGTTTTTAAAGCTCGGCATGACCCATGATGGGATTAGGCGAAATGGGTACTACCGCGGCGGTATGTATATCGACGCCCACCTTTACTCTCTACTCAAAAGCGAGTACTTGGAGTTACCATGGAAATCGCACTTCTTGTTCTAAACCTCATAGCGTCTTTGGCATCTTTTGCTGCGAGCTTTTATGTTGGCTCAAAGCTTATTAGCTTCTCTCCTAGCGGCCCTGTCCTTGGCGCTCCGCGTATCGTGTTCCCAGACAAGAGACGCAAGCCTAAAGTTCCTAAAGAGCCTGACACCGATGGTTTACAGGCGCGTCCGCCGTTGATATAATTAGAGCAGATCATTTTCTACACTCCTTATAGGGGGCCTCCGCGTTTAACTTCTCGGGGGCTTTCGTCTATGCATGAACTTCTTTTGGAGCTCAAGTCGCCTATCGCTTTCGCGATCATCGCACTTGTGTCCCTTCTTCTGAAGAGATTCCTCAAGGGCGAAATCGAAACGCACGTGGCTCCTCTCGCCAAAGAAACGAGAGAGAACACGACGCAGATAGCCGTCATGCAGCGCGAAATGCAGGCCCTGTGGCGGTACCATGATGAGCGCAACAAACCGTGCGACGAGGAGGAATGATGTCAACGCTTGTTCAGCAGCTTCTATTCAACATCGGTATGTCTCTTGTGAAGAAATGGCTCTCGCCAGAGAAAAGCTCGGAATTTATTTACGTGACGTTGAAGGCATGGGCTGACAGCGATGGAGATATGAACGACTGGGACAGTAAAGTCGCCGAGCTTCTTAAGCCATGATCGAACAGCCCAACCGAAGTCTAAATTTACTCTACCCCCCATTTGCGGAAAAAGTGCAGCAGGGACTACTCCTGGCCGAAAAAGTCGGTCTCCATGCCGCTGTCTTCGAGGGGTGGCGGTCTATCCAGCGTCAGGGGGCTCTTTTCGCCCAAGGTCGTACCACCCCGGGAAAAATCATCACCTATGCAAGACCTTGGCAGTCCCTCCATCAATACGGAGTGGCAGTGGACATCGTCTTTGATGGCGATGAGAAGCCCGGTGTTCAATGGAGTTGGGAGGGGGACTACGCCGACGGGAAAAAGGACGACTACGCCCAGCTTGCAGTCATCATGAAAAGTCTCGGCTTCGAGTGGCTTGGCGATAAGAATATCGAACGAGCACACTTCCAACTTTCCTACGGGATGTCCGTGATGCAGATGGCCAGAATCAGCGAGGACCGCGGCCTTTTGGGTCTGTGGTCTGCTTTTGATTCAATTCTTGCGCAACCCAAGAAAACTGCGACCGCATAAGCACAAGATCTTTTTGGATGAGCTCCAAGACGTCATTGAGTTGCTGCACGAGCGCAGACAAGGCGTTGCGCTCCATGAGCAAGATAGCGTTTTGCTTCTTTAGAGCCGCTATCTGTTGAGTCGTGTCTCGTCGCTTTGCTGCCACGCCCCTTCTCCAATAAACACGTTAGCCCACAGTTTCTTTTCAAGGTCCGAATGGAATGGAGTCGTCCTCAATAGGCGCCCGAGCAAATGTCTCAGCCTTGTTTGCAGCATCGCGAGGGCTTTTAGGAAGTTTGGCGACTGAGTAGGCGATGATATCCGTGGAGTAGACTTTTTGCCCATTTTTCTCGTACTCCCCGTAACTAATCTTGCCGCGCAAAATGATGCGGTCGCCTTTTTTGATATCTTTGACACCCTGGACACCATAGCCGAATACTTTGACGCGGTGCCATTCTGTCTTTTTTTTATCGTCCTTGCCCTCCGAGGTGGCAATTGATAAGGTAGCTATGTTCAACCCGCCTTGAGTCGTGGTCACCTCGCAATCCTTACCACTGTGGCCTTCCAGCAGGACCTGATTCATGATTTTCTCCTAAGTCTGGCGACCTTTTTCGCCGCATAATAGCTGCTCGGCGCACATTTAATTCTTCGGCATGCTTCGATGATACTAAGTCCCTTTTCCTTCGCCAACTTGTCCACTCTCTTCGCGTTGTCTGCCATTGCGCCCATACTTAACCTCCGGGTTGGGGATAAAAACTAGACCCCGTGGGGTCTCTACTTCTAATTGGATAGGTAGTCCAGCATATTCTTCGCTACCCAGTAGGCCGCGTCTGTCGGCCTGTTCGTCAAGAAGCGTGGTAAGACACTTCTTTGTCGGACGCTGCATTGCGAGTTGTCTATATACCTTTGGAGTGACGTCAATCTCGAAAGGGAACTTGGCGTTTGCTGGGATTGCTGCCAGAAGGTGCCCGAGATTCATAACGACATCTCCTTAATGATGGCATCAAGGCGAGCTGTGGGTTTGCCGGCAAGGGCCATCCCAATATCATCCCAACAATCGGTTGGGATCTTCCTTTCTTCAAGTTTTCTGATGAGGGCATCTTGGTGCTTTTTGTTTTGAGGGTCATAAAAAACTTCCTTTATGGCGGCGGTAGTCTTGTGCTCGACGCCGTCCATTTCTTCGGCTGGGGTTGCCTCATAGCCTGCCATTTTGATAATCCAGGAGAAGGCCAATCGATAAGCTTTTCCCGTTGCCCTTGTCACTGCCATGCTGCGCCTTGCGTATTTGTCGGCTGAGGACCAACGTTTTTCTTCAATGGAGCAGAGCGATGAAGCGCCCGCCACGACCCTGCCAGAATCGTAACGGACTAGCTCCACTTCAGCGACGAAGCTACTGTCAGAGAGCTCCATCACCGACTTCTCTCGCGGCAGAATTCCTAGTAAGGTTCCTAGTGTGGTCCAGCCATCAACTTGAACGTGTTTTTTACCCTGGATGATTGTATAGAGCTTTTGTTTTTCGATGACGTCCTTTAGAACGTTCGCCATCTCGGTTACAAACTTGACCTTCTCGGTAGGCGCCATGTCGAAGAGTGCCTGACGCGTAACTGCTGATGGGGTATCAATTAACGTGATTTCGTCAACCATTTTATTTAGGCCTCCATTGGATTGGACAATTGGATAGCACGGTGATAGATAGGTGGCAAGCCAAAAAGAGGGTAAAATGGATAATCAAAAATGCACAACTTGCGGCGCCAAGGCTATTAGAGAACTGTACGACTACTCGGGTGTGATGAATGCGTACACCTGCGGGCAGCATGACGAGACGTTGACGGTCGAAAGTATCCTGACAGAAATCAGACTTCGCATTACGTGGGACGCGGCGCTCAAGAACAATGGGCTTGTTTACCGCCCAATGGGAACCCTTGAATCTCTAAGAGACTGGATCATCGAGCACATGTCTAGCAGTGATACTCTTGTGAAATTAGAAGACGGAATGAGCAACAAGACTATTGAAGGACCTATGAGCGACGCTTACATCGCAGAGCATCAGAAAGCTGCAATTGCAGATTTAGAGCCACCGCAGGACTTGGCGGAGCAGATATTCAATGCGGAGTTTGGGAAGGGGGAAGGATGAGTGACTTGATGACCACAGATGAAGTTCTTCTTCACCTCTCAATGGGGGAAGGCCACAAGGCAATGGGCTCGACATATCTGATGAACCCCGCACAGTATCAGATACTCAAGAAATCACTGGAAGAACACGTAGCAAGTGGGACGCTAGTTTTAAACGAATTCGGGACGTATTCAAAAGCTACCGAGCGGAGTGAGGAATGACAACACAGGAGACAGCTATGAATTTTGGAATGACAGCAGTGAGCGGATTTTTATTCGGCAGCGGGATGATCATCGCAGCGTTTTTGTTTAAGGCTTTATTGAAAATAGGATTCTGTGGGTAATGACCAAACCAAAACGCAGGGTGAGGAGGCCGAGCCTGTTTAGTGCCAAAAACGTTTTCATGTTTTGTGACTACGATGATGGAGCGTGCCTTTATGCCGGTGAGCAAATAATTCTCGGAGCAAAAGAGATACTTCCATTTATCAAGTCGCTTCAAAAGTATCTTGCCCACTTAGAGAGATACCTCGAACAGCAGGAGAAGTGATGTGGTTTGAACCTGAACATAAAGAGCAAGCTAGGGAGCTTTACGTCACGCTCCGTGAAGAAATAACACAGCGTCACCCAGGCGTTGCCTTTTTAGCTTTGATGGGATGTCTTGGCGACATTATGGACTCTACTCACACGAAGAAGGAATTCATCGATGCGGTCGTGTCCGGACTCAATATGAAGCTGGAGCAACACCAGTGACCATTGACCTCGAAAAACTGAAAGAGCTTTGCGAGAAGGCGCCAGTCGGGCCCTGGCATATCGGCCACTTAGATGAAAACCTAGATCACGCCGACATCGATGCGGCAGATGGCGAGCACGTTGCTGTGGTGTTCCCCCGCAGTGCCCAAGCACTTATCTGCGAAGCAAGGTCTGCGGTTCCACAGCTGATAGCTCAATTAGAGCAGACAAATGCGCTGTACGAATCTTACAGAGAAGAAATGGCGAGATATGACGCCGAAATCCGTCGGCTACGTTCGGTACTGCTTTACTATAGCGGCGCTGACTACTCGAACCGTGTGAACGCAACAAATCACGTGACTCTAGATAGTGGCAAACGTGCCCGTGAAGCGCTGGCAGGCCCTGCGCCTGCGGTAGCTAATACCGAACGGAGTGAGGATGAAGATTGAGGATCTGAGAAAACACCTAACCGAGCGCCTCGAGACTCAGACGACTGTCGTCATGGAGATTGAGCAGGTGATGACGATGATTGATGTGTGTGACCTGGCGAATGGTATCGCAACCAAGCGCGACCCAAGTGGTCCTATGGACTATCCGCACAACTTCGAAAAGAATTGGTATGCCCTACAAGACGCGTTGAAGCGCCTGGAGGAAACGAAGTGAGCCTAGAAAAAACGATCGATGCTGAGCTTCTATTATTAAGGAACCTTGCTACGGCTTATGGTCATTGCCGTCAGTTGTCATTGGGTGTTAGTCCGTCAAGTCTATCTACCATGAGTGCTGAGCAATACTTATTGGAACTCGATACCTATATGCACGCTTGGGTCGCCCATATTCAGAAAAATGGTGACGTATATAAGTAAGATCGAACACAGGCACGATGGTCTTACGTCCATAGATTTCCCACTGCTGGAGAGAGAGAAGTGAAAAAAGACACCTCCATGCTCACCATCATCAACTGGAAAATCCGCGGTGCGGTGCGCTATTTCTTCCGCGACCTGTTCAAGCTGATGCTCATCCTCGTCGGGTTCGCGATGGTGATGGGCGTGATCGCTGCGGTGAAGTTTGCGGCGTGCTATTACGGGGATGATGTTAAACTTGTGAAGTGGGAGCAATGCTTTCGGAGATGACAGACCTGATGCCGTGTGTTAGCGTCTCTCCTAAGAATGAAGAAAAAATGCTTAGTATGTAACAAGACTCTCCGCCGGTCGGAATACAAACCGACGCGCGATGACTACTGGGCCAACCGTAAATTCTGCGACACTCGATGCCAAAGAAAATTCCATTATTACAAAAGTGATCGTCGCGCTGCTCTTTTGAGCAAACCGAACTTTAATGATCTAGTTGCCGATCTTCTCGCAAAAGATGAAGCGCGCATATACGACAAAGACTACGCGATAACAAGGACCGGCGAAGTATACTCGCGCGCGCAACTTGGCGGCCAAGTTGGGGCGCGACCTTGGCGCATTATGAAACTCACCACGCATTCTCAGGGATACAAAACGGTGATGTTGCGCAGAAAAGGGCCAGTATACGGCGTGCATCGTCTCGTCATGTTTGTTTTCGTCGGTCGGCAGCGCCGAGGAATTCAGGTCCGTCACCTTGATGGAAACCCTGCGAACAACAACTTATCGAATCTGCGCTATGGGACACCAAAAGAAAATGGCGAGGATACGGTAAGGCATGGGCGAAGTCCTCGCGGCCAAAAACAACATCTCAATAAGCTAACTCCCGAGCAGGTGTTAGAAATCAGGCGGCTTGCCGAGAGTCGCGTTAAGCCGCAGCGCGCAATCGCACGACAGTTCGGTATTACACAGACGACGGTGCGTGACGTCATGACGCGTAAGTCATGGGCCTGGTTATAGATGGCGCATAAGGACCTCAGGTACGAGGACCTAATTGCAATTTCGGACAGCCGCGAACAGCGGCCACTAGACTTGTCTCCGCTTAGAACTGAGGTGGGCACTCTCACCACTGGAGATTATTCTATAAAAGGCTGCGAGCATTTCATCGCAGTGGAAAAAAAATCGAAGGACGATCTCATAGCTTGTGTGGGCCGAGAGCGCGATCGTTTCGAGCGCGAAATACAACGCCTCCTTGCATACGAGTGCCGCGCGATTATTGTCGAAGCCACCTGGTCGCAATTTCAAACACAAACATGGCGTGGTCAAATCACACCGAACCAAGCGCAGTCTGCAATATTGAGTTGGCAGGCGCAAGGCGTTGGAGTCTTCTTCTGCGACAACCATACTCTCGCTGGACAAACCGTCGCACGCCTGCTCTTCCTTGCGGCGCGTAGGCGTTGGCGGGAGCTGCAATCTTTTCTGCCCGCCCTCAAGATCGGGTAGTGCTGTCAACAAGAACTCTCTCGCATATGTAGCGTCTTGACCGCTCCCTTACGGGCGCGTAATGTTTTCTTCACCTAAAGCACACTACGTTTTGCGAGAGTTTGGAAAATGTTATCCATTAATGAGGCTACCGCACTTGGCCCGGTGCGAAGCCATCCCGAACGCGGCTGGAGCGCTGTCGATACCGACGACGTTCACTACATCGCAGAGCTTATCTGCCGATACTCCTGGTGCCCCGCCACATTCAAGACAGACCACAGAGTTGACGTTGACTTTGTCTGCGCTGACTTCATCGGCCTTGACTTCGACGAGGGGTTTAGTCTCGACGACGCGCACGATGAGTTCAAAGACTACACGCACGTCATTGGCACCACCCATTCTCATCAGGTATGGAAGAAAGAGCATCCGCCGGCAGACAGGTTTCGCGTCCTGCTGAAACTCGAAAGGCGCTGCGATGATGGCCAGGCTTTCCGTGCCACCATGGAAAATCTTGTCGCCACCTACCCCGTTGACTCAAACACCATTAATGAGAGCAGGCTGTATTATCGCTGCAAGGATATTGTTTCGGTTAACGACTCGGGCCTGACCTTACCTATCGAGTGCCCGCGTCCTCCTCGAAAATATGCGCCACCCCCGTCGAGAGGTTCTAAAATAGTCCCACCTTTTGTGCGGAGTCGGCTGACAACGTTCGTGCCACGAGGCAGGCGTACGCGTGGACTTTGTTGGCAGGTGTCGATGGACTTGTTTAAGGCTGGTTACACCGTCGATGAAATCGAGGGTCTCCTGTCGAATAGCAAGACTTACCGCGTGGACGGTCTCGACGCGGATGCCCGAACGAAATTGCGAGATGCCATCCGTTCCGCGGCTAAACGGAACGGTATTGACATACCTAAAACTTACTGGAGAGCGGAAAAATGAGTGGAAGCGGACACGATGGCGATCAGGGCAAGATTGTAAACATTAGCGACGCAAAAGAAAAGAAGAAAAATAAAGAGACTAAACATAGTAGTGATAGTGATGAGAAAATCAACAAGTTGTTGATTCAGCAAACCGTCATCGACATTATTCAGGGCCACTTAATTGTTGGGTTGGATAAGCCATTCCCTTACGAATACGCCGCTTACCGCCTCTCCGAAGTCGCCGTCGGCTACGCCTTCAAAAACCACGCGGGTGGCCTCACGTTCACTGACGTGGGCGTTATCGCCGACCACATTACACAATACTGCCAAGAGCGCTACAGGGAGACCTCGAGCCTTGCGTGGGCACTCTCGCGTCGTGGGGCATTAGTTATTGCCGAGACCGTCTTGGCCTGCCTCGAGATAAAGCCGCACCCACGGTTTGTTGGGCAGCAATCTACCAAGGGCGACTGCATACATCGCCTACCGTTCGATGTGGTGCGGTCTCCGCGGGACGAGGACTGGGCCAAGACAAAGAAGTTTATCGAGAACCTTGCCGGCGATAACTACGACGCCCTCTTGAGGTGGTTCGGGAGTTTGTTCGATGAGAAGAGGCATACGCAACAGTACGTATGGGTTCATGGCGAGGGGGATGATGGGAAAGGCACGCTCATTAATCTTCTTCAGTCGCTGTTTGGCCCTGTATTTGCCGTCGGGACGCCGCCCCACGATGGGGCCAGCCACTGGTCCTCGTCCTTACTCCACAAGCGGTTGGTGGTGTTCCCGGACTGTAACCAAATGCAGTTTGTCACGAGTGGTCTATTTAAAAGCTTAACGGGTAATGACCCCCTTCAAGTGGACTGTAAATTCGGGAAAATCTTCACTCACCGCTTTAATATCCAAACAATTATCATGAGCAACAATAAACCCATGGTGACAAGCGCTCATCACGACATGCGGCGGATCATTTATTGCCAAGCGAAAACAATTAATAAGTCAGACATTGTGGCTGATTACGACAAAGTTCTATTGCCTGAGGCTAAATATTTCCTGGGCGCTGCAATTGATGCTTATGAAGGTTCGGGTGGTGGTCGAATTGTCGTTAAGGAGTCAGATGATTTAAACGAGTTGGTCTTCGAGAATGAGTCGCACTTCAACACCCTTGTTGCTGCGTGGTTTGAGTTGGATGCGGGCAATAAATTTCAAGACAAGGCTTGGGCACGGCCTTGGCAGATAACGGCGGCCCTTCAGCAGCACTTCAACGGTAAATATACCGCCTATCTTCAGCAGGATTTCAAGAAATGGCTGAAGCATCATCACGGCATCGTGGCGGAGAAAAAGTACCCGCGGGAATATAAAGGTCTCGTTGTCAATCGGCGGTCGATTCTTGACACAAAAGCGGTCGAACAGAATTTTGATGACATGTTAGCGACGAAAAAGGAAC